GGGCTCAAAGTCCACGGAGAGCCCCGTGAGGATGCGCTCCTTGACGAGTGCGAGCGCGTGGTCTCCGAGGTCGGACTCCACCACGCGGAACGCTCCGTGGAGTCCGTCCATCTCGTCGCGGAATTCCACGCCGCGCCCGAGTTGGTCCGCGACCGTGCCCCCGCCGCGCTTGTCCGGATGCTCATACGTGAGGCGGACGCGCGCGGGGTCCGCGGTGATCCGCTTGAACGTCCCCACCGCGAAAATCTCTTCATAGGGTGGGAGGTTCGGCGCGTCGCGCACGAGAGCGGGGACGTTGTAGGGCACGCAACGTCCGAGGATCGTGCGCCCATCCTCTTCCAAGTCCGTGACGTACGCGCGCGTGAGTCTGTCTCTCATCCGACCGCTCCTAGTGCAACGGGCGCGGACGTTGCCGCGCTCGCGGGCTCTCCGAATGTCGCCACGTCCGTCTCCTCCAAGGGCGGGAGGTTCAAGACGTTCGCGCGTACCTCGTCCACGCTCACCACGTTCGCGGCGAGGAGCGCGAGGTACGTGGACGCGAGCGTGGAGAGGTCCGGGCGCAAGATGACCGAGGGGTCAAAGACAACCCAATTCCCCGAGGGGAGCCACGTAGAAAGCGCGGTCTCCAAGCTCGCGGCCGCGGGCATTAGCTCCGACCGCCACCAAAGGTCGAAGAGTTGCGCGGGGTTGGTGTATTGCAGTCCGCCCGCTTGCTGGAAATTCAAGAGGAACGCGGGCACGCCGAACGCGGTGGCGAGTTGCTTCGCGTCATACTCGCGAAGCTCCAAGAGCATGAGGTCTTTGGGGGAGAACGCGAGCGTTTGTAGGTCCAACCCCTGGTCCAAGACCGCGGGCGCTCCGCTCCGCCGCGCGACCGCTTGGACCCATTGGTCTTGGAGGGCTTCCGCTTGCCCCTCCTTGAGCTTGCCCGCGTACTTGAGCGCGACCGCGGGCACGCCCGAGAGCGCGAGGAAATTGCTCGCGAAGTCCTCGGAGGAGAACGCGCTTTGGAGGTTGCCCCAATACGCCGCGAGGGCGGGCGTTCCGTGCAACGCGCCCGGGCGCGGATCACGCATGACGTGGAGCACGTCCTCACGCGGGAGTGGGTATCCGTTGCTCGCGTACGTCCGCGCGCCCGTGACTTCATCCCACTCCACGGTCATGGTGATGGGGTCCAAGACCACCCACGTTGCGGGATATCCGTCCGCGTAACGCGAGGTCACGTAGAGGAACGTCTCACCGCGCGCGTATCGGCTCCACGTTGCCGCGAAGATCGCTTCCGCAATCCCGTTGTAGATATCGGGGTCCGGGTTGGTGAGCCATACGGGCGTGGACGTGGGACCGCGCAACATGAGCGGGAGCGTTGCCACTTGCTGCGCGTTCAATTGGAGGCAGCGCGCAACGGTCCCGATGCGCTCGCCAAGGTACGGACTCCACGAGGGTCCCCACGCGCCCCACGGGAAATTTTGGACGTAGGGCGCGATGGAGTTGGGACCGAGCGGTCCTCCGCTCATCGCGCTCGCGATCGTGAGACGCTCGGGCTCCAAGCGCGCGCGCGCCCGCCGATTCCAAAACGCCATGCGCTACCGCTTCCCTTGTCGGAGTCCGGGACTCGTTACCGTGCCCGTGCGCGGATGAACGGTCGCGATTGCGTGCCCCGCTCGCTTGCGCGCCACGGGCGCGACCGCGCGATAGCTACTCCGCGTGTTCCGTTGTGAGGCGCGGGAGAGCGCGTTGCGATGGAGGTTCACGCGTTGACGTTCGCTAATGCCCGCTCGCCGCGCTTGGGCTTTCGTTGGCATCGGGTATTTGCGTTGTTTCGGCATCGCGAACGCCGATCGTGGAAGGGCGTTCCGTTGTTTCGCGGTAAGAGCCATCGCTCCCTCCGTTCGTACTCGCCCCCGCGCGAAAGCCCACGTAGGAGCCGAGGACTCCGATGATTCCGCCGAACGCCGCGGTCAGTATTTGCGTGGCGTTATCGGAGAGCCCGGGACCCTCGGAGAAAATCGCGTCATAGAGCACGCCCACGGTAATGATGACCACCGCGAGCCCGAGCGCGATGGCAAGGGCAAACGCCACGATCCAAACGCGGCTCTCGTCTCTCATGGTCTCCGGAAGCCCCATAGGAAACGCACGAGAGCAACGCCCGTGAGGACGCCAAGCTCCCAATCCAAGATGGTGGCTTGAACGTGGCTCACTGTCGCGTCCTCATCCCGTACGTCTCCCCTTTCACGCTCACGAGGTCGTAACCGCGCGTGCTTCCATCCGCGGGCGCGGAGATGATGCGGAAACGTCTTCCGGGGTCATTGCGAGCACTCGCGGGAAGCGAGAAATACGATCCGTAGAAGGGTCCGCGGATGGTCTTGACGCCTCCGTCGTATTGGAGGTCCCACGTCCCCTCTTGCGTGACGAGACGGTCTACCGTGTCTTTGTCTCCGGGCAAGTCATCACCTCCGGGAGTTGGGGGCGTAGGAGCGGGCGTGGTGCCCGCGGTACACGCCGCGACGATTTGGGGCCATACCGCCATCGCGTAATCCCCGGGACATACGGTCCCGCTTCCCGGGGAGTTGCGATGCGCGCGCACGGTCGGATTGCCCACCACGTACCCGCGATTGCGCGCGTCCGTGACTGCGCCCCGGATGATTTCGATATCCCGCGAGGTGACGGGGTACTCCATGCGATTCCCGCTCAAGCAAAGGTCAAGCGAGACCCCGTTGAAATTGAGCGTGGCGAACGAGGACCAAACGGTCCGGAGATGCGTGAAGTACGTGGAGCCGATCCAATACGTGTAGCCCCCGTGCGCGCCGCGAGCTACGTCCGAAGGAGCGCCCGCGCCCTCATGGTGGACCGTGACGAGAGAGACGGGAGGGGGCATTACTCCCCGTCCTCGTGGTCCCTTCCGCCCTCTTCACTCGGCTCGGGCGGGGCTTCGGGCTCCGTGACGGTCTCGTCCTCGGACTCCGTGCCCTCGGGCTCTTCGGGCTCCGTAGGCGTCATTGCGCCCCCTCTCGTGAGGTGATACGCGCTCCATGTTTGTCCGTGGACGTTCCGTTGACAAGCCCGTCAGTAGATGGAGGGCGCAAACTCGGGTGGAGTGAGGGCTATCTCCGAGGCGCGCCACCACGCGAGGCGGACCGCCAACGCGGCATCGCACCACGTCCCCGCGTCCGGACGCCCGAGGCGGATGGTCCCATCATTGGCATGACGCGCGACCACGCGAGCCATTTGCGAGCCCACCACGTCCGCGTGATCGTGCGCCACGCGCTTCTCCGTGATCGCCCGGAAAAGCTCATCCGCCGCGCTCACGTCATCCGCGGTCTTCCATCGGTACACGGGCACGCCCTCGGTCTCAAGCTCTTGGAACAGTCTCGGACGGATGCGCGGCGCGGCCACCACTTCCACCACGTTCCATTGCTCCATCGCTTGCGCGATGACTTGGCGCAACTCGTCGTCCGTCGCGGCTTCTTGCGCCCATCCGAAAAAGAGGGCTCCGTCCAAGGTTGCGCCCACGATCGCGGACGTTCGGCGGTAGGTCCCCTCCACTCCGAGCACTACCTCCGAGCCCTCGGGCGGAGGTGGCGCGTACGGGCACGCGTCCCACGCGCCCGGAGGGAGCCATCCTCCGATGCTTTCGACCCATTGCCCGAGGTGGTAGACGCGAAAACTCATCTCATCCATGAGCGCGGCTTGAACCGCGAGCGCGTCATAGTCCAAGAAGCCCGCGGCGAGCGCGGGGTTTGCGCGCCTCCACTCCACGCGGTCCATGAGATGCGCGCCCGGGCGCGCGGACCATTCCAACCACGTCACAAACTCGGGAAGCTCGCCCCCGCGCGCGCGGTCCCTCATGCGGAACATGAGATTTGGCTCAAAGCCCGGAGTCCCGATTCCCACGATGCGCGCGTCCGGGCGTTTCCCGATGCGCGCCACGAGACTCTCCACGCTCGCATCACTCGCGAATCCGAATTCGTCCACGATCGCAAGCGAGAAATTCAAGCCTTGCACCGCGGAAAGCTTGTCCGGATGGGCGATGATCCGCG